TGGTCAAATGTTCAACCAAAGGAGTTAACATGAGACCATTCGGAGACATACACAGGAGACCAGATGAAAATGAAATATGAAGAAACTGCCCCATGGAATGAAGAGTTCCTAGCCTATTTATCAAGGATTGCCGAAGCACTGGAGAAGATTAGCGAAACTTAGACTTCACACACTTCTTTTCTCTGTATGACCAATAATGCCCCTTCGGGCATTTGCCTCTGGCGGAAACCCCTTTGGTTTTACGAAACCCATGTGCGGATTTAGCCTTGACCGCCTTCCGAGACTCAGACGGCCGCTTAGAGGCAGCGGTGGAGATTGGGGGATCAGTGGGCCCACCAACTCCACTGGAGTTCCTATACGACTCAGTAAAATGATAAAGACCGTGAACAACCAACGTAGCCACAGAAACGTATGGATTCCTAGCAGCTACACCTATAGCTGTAGACACAAGCATATGAGGAGAATCATGCTTAATCTTGATTAGCACCTCAGGAGGGGTACCAAATGAATCTGCAGATGTATCATCCCAAGACTGGTACCACTTAGGCATCGATGTCAGGGCCCCTGAGAGGACTTAAACGACATCCTTGCACAACTCTTTCCCTAGTACTTCGATCTCAAGAGCATTTGAATTCGATACTGTATTGGCCAAAGAAATTAGACCAGCAGGGAAAAAGTATAGCCCCCAACTACGAATAGCAGCTGTACTACCAGCAGTAGTACCACCGATAGGCATGTAATCGTACATAGCCCGTATTGAGTCGCCTGCATCTGCAACATCGTAGGGAGGGGCTTCTAGCTCCTGATCGACAGCTATGTCGACAATCTCCCCTGAGACAACATTCTGAGTTCGAAGAGCAGCTAGAGGATTATTCGGAGATAACAAGGATGTATCTGTGGTGGCATCTGGAACCATTTCCATGCGATCCGAATTGTAAGCCTGTACCATACCAACTGATTGCCAGGTCTTTATGCCAGCACTGGATGTCTTAATGATCTTATTACCATCGAGAACTGTCAGCACCCACTTATCCACCATTGGAATATCAATGGAATCCACATCAGTGGCATCTTCGAAGGTGGGAGCGCTGCCTAGAGTCGAGTAAGTCCACTCTCCTCCAGTAGCAGAAACTACAGCTAACGAACCAACGTTTAGTAGTTTGAGAGGCTGGTCACCATCAGTCTGGTGATCTTGCGAGAAATAAGGGCGAAGAGTACGCCCATACGTTCCCATCTCTTTCTTCGTAATACCTGCTTGACGAAACATATGATCTCGAGCAAAATGGAATTTACGGAAAGCATTCCGAACCTTCCAGGTATTAGGGATCCAAGCCATTGTAAGAGTGTCATTAGCGGAACTAGTGGTTTGAATCTTACACCAATACCCATAGAGATTACCTTCACGATCTGTTATCTCTTCATTTCTAGAATTTGTCTGAGCCAAAGACTTCGCAATATTGTAGTAATTTGTATCAGCACCAAGGGTTGCATTAAACTGCAAACGACCTTCTCCAATTGACTTCAAGTTTATCATCTTCCATGTATACCGCAGGGGCGACAGGCAAGAGGGGAACACGGTGGCTATTGAAACTTTAGTAGGTTCAAATTTATCAGAGCCTATAGGCTCTAGCAATTCTGCTAATAATATTCCACCGTGGGCCGAGGCGGGCTCGGTAGCCATAACTAGACCCAAACCTAGAGTTAAAGTTCTTCAATGGCTGAGGGATGTGATCGGACATGTTCGCTCACGTACCCTAGAACAAGATAAGGCAGGCTTCACCTGCTCCGACTGCCCAAACCCGAGAGCGGCTTACCGTTCCAACGATTGGACAGGAGAAGAAACAACCTTCAGGAGCGCTCTCCTCTGGAGGTGGGTTAATTGGGAAACCCACTTCGCAGAAAGATGCAAGACATGCAACACCAAATATTCCCGCTGGAAGAGAGCTCGCAAAGCCATGCGCAAGATTACTAATCGGGGCATGGAGATTTGGTTCATCACACTAACCCGACCTAACGTCACAGGGGTGCCCGCCCTGGACCATGTCCAGGAGATAGATCGGGATATGTGGATTAAGGACTTCAAGAAATTCCGTCGTACGAAAATATGGAAGGATACCTTCAGCGGTGGCTACTGGTTCTACGAGTTCACAAGTCACAACCAGGGGGACAAGATTTTCGCGAAAGATGGCACCTTCATCAGAGAGGTGCAAGACCACGAGATCAACGGGCATCTCCATATCCTCGCCACTAGTGAGGGAAGGATACCAATGAAGGAGTTAGCCGCCCAGTGGGGAGATCGCGTGGACTTCAGAAAACCGAAACGACAGACAGACGTTATGCGGTATCTGAGAGGTTACCTGGTCAAATGTTCAACCAAAGGAGTTAACATGAGACCATTCGGAGACATACACAGGAGACCAGATGAAAATGAAATATGAAGAAACTGCCCCATGGAATGAAGAGTTCCTAGCCTATTTATCAAGGATTGCCGAAGCACTGGAG